GGATCACCGTCCCGTTTGCCGAAAATTTTAGAACAACAGGTTTGACACTTTAGCACGTTAAAGTGTTAAACTTCACCGCGTTAAAGTAGTAACGTGTGAAAGAATATTGTTAAAAATTTCACGGAGGGGTGTTCGAGAAAATGTTCGATTATATGTGAACAAAACATGTCACAATTATTAACAACATATGAATTAAAAAGAATCAATAACATCTACACATGAAATTAAAAAATATCAGTAGACAAAAAATCAAACCATGGTACTATATAGATGTAACAAGAAAGAAACAAACATCAAACGCAAATAAAGAAAGTGAGGATTGAAACAATGACATTTAATGAAAAGAGAGAGTTAATTTTATTAGCTGAGAAAAATATCAAGAGTGGGGAAAATGTGTCAAAAGTTGAAAGTGAAGATGTTAAAAAGATGATGAAGAAAATTGCCGCTAACGCGGTATCTATAGGACTATACAATTTTAACAGTTTTGTCATTTCGCACATCAATGATGGAGATTTTACAACAATAAAGCCAGGCTGGAAAGACGCTAGAGTTGGGATGGTAAAATGTTTGGCAATAATCAATAATGAGGGTGAAGATCTTATAGACATTTTAGATTTTGAAGAAATTGAAGACGCGGTGCGTTTTACACTCTTTGAATTAGAGGGGGAAGAACATGCAGGTTAAACCGATTAAAAGGATCAACATTCCAGATTCTACTCGAATAAACTTCGTTGACAAGCGCACCACCATAAAGGAGACTTTATCAGATGGAACAATCAATTTTTACGACCTCGATTCTTCTCTACTCTGTGAGGGGTATTTCACAAACCAAATTAGAGGAGAGTTACAGAGAGTGGAAACAGAGGAAGTTGTCTATTATACTTTCACTTTTAACAATGGCGACAAAACGCACTATCGCAACTTTTACACGTTACGAGCTAGACTATAACTTCTATTTATCTGGTATACCACCGTAGACCATAACACAACACACAATATAATGATAATACTACATAACATTACACTTCAAACAAATAACACAAAAAGGAGATTTTAAATTATGAAAAATTTTGAATTAGTAGCTGGAAAAGAATCATGTGTAAAGCTTGTAAAAATCAATGGTACAACCGCCCTTGCGAAAGACGCAAAACCATATGGAAAACTACTGGGAATTGTAAAAGGCACTGATGACGAAACAGGAAAAGAAACTTACTATCTTTGCATGAAAACAGATGAGGGAATTGGAATCTATGCAACAGGCGTAAAGCGTGAAATTGACAAGATTGTTGATCTCTTTGTTGATGCTGATGGAGATGGAGAAGATTTCATTATTCAGTGTACAACAGGAATTTCAAGAAAGTCAAATCAAACTTTCTTTAAAATTATGGTAGTGATGATTTAAAATTGTAAACGGTCAACAGTGCGGTTGACACCAAATAATAGAACGGAAACTAATCAAGTTTGTTCGTTTTTTTGCATCTGCTAGGGGACTGAAAAGTCCCCTTTTTAACTCATAAAATGTTAATAATTTATTAACAAAATATCTTATATTTGTTTACAATTACATGTTAAAATAAAAGAAAAAACGAAAGTGAGGTAACAAATATATGTATTTAGAAAGCCAATTATTAGAACTTCAACACGCTATTGTCTTGAGAGCACTTGATGATATTAAAACACCTCTTTTGAGACTCAAGTATTACAGGGAGGTTAGAGAATCACTCGAAGTATACGCTCCACTCTATCACATGACAGCAGATGAAATGATTCAAAGCGCAATCGCAAGCGGCTATATCGAGCCTTTTACAGAAAGAGAGGTAGAGGAGTATGGCAAGTAAGCAAAAAGAGCGTGTTGGCGAAGTCCAACGCGCAAAAGGGATTTTATATGACGTGTCTAATGGAAAGTATGTGTTGCTCAAGAAACACTACACAAAAGATGAATCGCTTCTGTTGCTCAGAACTTTAGGCAAAAGAGCGCAAACTAGGCTTGCAACCCTTAAAGAATATTTCAGCGAACGCGGTAAACGTTATACTGGGGAAATAAATCCTATCTATGATAGATATAAAGGGTTCGATATTAAGTATCAAGGCTTATCCTTGCAAGCGATTCAGAAAAAAGTATCAACCGCTATCGAGATATTAAATGCTAAACAATCCACTTACACGGGATATAGACAGCTACAAAATAAAGCATACCAGAAAATGATAGAGAATCACCCAAAACTCAAAAACCTATCTTTTGAAGATTGGAAGAAAATGACAACATATATGGGTGCCTGGCAATCAGCTCATGAGGGTGAGCAGTATGATAGTGAACAGCTACTTGCTTATGCTAACTGGGCTGGAAATACACTAGGTAGTGGTTTCGATGGTTTAGTGGCAATGAATCCCGAAGATGTTGACCTTGATGCATGGTTTTTAGATGTACAACGTGAAGGTAGTTCCGGAGAGTGGTTATCTCTTGATCAAGATTTTGACGACATTTAAGAGAGGTGTAGACAATGGCAAAACGAAAAGAAAAAATCTCATATTGTAAAAAGTTTGTTTGTTTTGACATTGAAACGACTCACGAACACATAACAGAAGATTGTGACATAATCTATACATGGCATTGGTCAGTGATGGATAGTGACTATAACTATAACACATGCTCATCATGGTCAAATTTATATGATTACTTGCATAACCAATATCAGACATTTGCAACTCAAGGCGAGAACCGAATTATTGTTTATGTACATAACTTATCATATGAAATGGAAGCTATAATAAGAAACCTAGAAGGACACACCATGACAGGCGGTTTCTACATGGATACGCACGAACCCTTATATCTTATCATTGATGATGTACTAGAATTTCGTTGCTCATACAAGCTTACGAATAAAGGTCTTGCGGCATGTGGAAAAGACGTAGGACTTGAAAAGCTTGAAATGAACTATAAAGATATCGTAAAACCAGGCGAAGCATTGCCGCAAGACAAAGAACGCTACACATATCGAGATGTTGAAATCATGGTGGCGAAAATCCATCAGTTGGAAGAACAGGAAGGTAAACCTTTTTACGAATTTCCATACACAAATACGGGATTTTTACGTGACGAACTTCGCGCCATTATGAAAAAAGATGCAAAGTGGATGAAGATGTTTCGCAACACCTCACTTGACTATGATAGGTATGTAATATGTCGGAAAGCTTTTATGGGCGGCTACACTCACGCCAACTATATGTACGCGGGGCAAATAATGGAAAATGTGGATAGCTACGATTTTGGTAGTGCGTATCCGTTCGCCATAGCGACAGAAAAGTTTCCTGTTGCACCTCTCAAGCGTTTGCCAAACGCGAATATTTACGACTTAAAACGCTTACTCAACACAGACAATTATCTTTTCATCTGTACAATTACAGCAAAAAACGTTCGCGCAAAAGGTACGATGACATATTTATCATCATCACATTGTGAAGTATCAAGCGATAGTGTTTTGGACAATGGTAGAATTTTTAAGGCAGATATGATTAAAACAACATGTACTAACCTCGATCTTGCTATTATTTTGCGAATGTACAAGATTGATGCAATCCGAGTAGATGAATGTTACTATTGTAGAGCTGACTATTTACCATCTGGAATTGTTTGTACCATGTTAAAGTATTACAACAACAAACAAAGTTTAAAACATGTAAAAGGCGAAGAATTAAACTACGCAAAAGCAAAAAACCGCGTAAATTCTTTTTATGGTATGTTTGTGCAAGACCCTATTCACGATGTTGTTACACTTGACGGCACGAAGTGGACTTTAGACCACTGTGCTATCACAAACAAAGAGGAAATTTCCGCGCAACTTGAAAAATTTTACAAATCTTTTAGAAGTTTCTTGCCTTATCAAATTGGAGTTTTCATACCCGCGTGGACACGCTACCATTTAATGCATGATATAGTGTCGAAGATTGATAGAAATGTACTCTACTGTGACACAGACAGCGCAAAAGTTATAAATCGAGAGGAATGTTTAGACGTAATAAATGGGTATAACGAATATGCAAAATATAAAATCGACTTAGCTATAAAACGCTATGGTTTAGATTACAAACTACCAGATTTAGGAGTTTTTGACTGGGAAACCGAAGACACTGGTGCATGGTTGAAATTTAAGACTTTTGGCGCGAAGAAATATATATATCAAGATACTGATAACAAATTGTATATGACTGTATCTGGACTCTCGAAGAAAGCCGTAAATTATCTTACGTCAATCGAAGATTTTGAAGTTTTTACCACTTTTGATGCAGACGTGTCGGGGCGTACAATATCACACCCGACTACGAACGCAATCGAAACATATGACAATGGCGGTACATGGATAGAGGACACTACATATACTCTGTCAATCAGTCCAGAATATGGAGCTTTGATTGGAATAGACGTTTATAGCATCAAGCCGACAATAATAACAAAAGAGGGGAAAAAAGAGAACACAGATAAAGATATAAGTAAACGTTTAGAAAAGTTTACGGTAAAAACGAAACACTTATCACCAATAATCTTAGAGAAGATAGGAGAATAATAGTATATGGAAATAGAAAACTTATATATAACAGTAGGTGACGAAACCTATATAAATATTCCATCGCTGTACACTTTAAATGCAGACGTTTATATTGTATTTGGTGAACGTTCCGCGGGTAAAACATACTCAGTTTTCAAGGGGTTGTTTGACGACTATGACGCAACAGGTGCACAATTCGTCTATATGCGTACACGTGAAGATTACTTAATTCGCGGTCGTGCATGGGGTGCAGTTTCCAACATCAAACCGTACGTAGAAAAGAAGCTATGGAAAGAAGAAGCGAACTTGAATTATTACAGCGGTAGTTATAGAAAACAATCGTTGGGAAGAAATAACAAATGGGTCTATGACACTTGTGGTTATAGTTCATCAATAGCATCATGGATGAAATATAAAGGAAACGGCTACGACAGTGTTAAAACTATATTTTTTGATGAATTTATTGAGGATGACGACACCACTACAATTCGCCCACTCTCAAAAGGTGAATTTTTGAAGGGCTATAGTCAACAGTTGTCCACAATTATACGAAAAAGAAGGGGTGTTCGCGTTGTAGCATGTGCAAATAGCATCAATCCCAAAAGCCCTTTGTTTGACTACTATAACATTGATGCACGTAAACTTGAGCAAGGTAAAATTTACATTTTTAATCGTAAACTTGAAGATGACATTTTAAAAATCTGTTGTTTGTATACAGAGCCGCCAAAACATGCGCATGTGTCAAAGCATCTTGCTGTATATGAGTCACAGACAAATGACATGACTATTACGGGTGCATGGCAAGAAAATATATATCCCGACATATACAAGAGTCTATCATGGAAATGGTATGCAGAGTTATCTAAAAAAACCAATCGAATATACATAGAGGATTTTGGAATAACTGTGATACTGCCGCACATCGAACGTTGTCCACTTGTGATTGTATCTGGAAAATATAAAGCAAAAACCACATTACAAACAACTGAATTATATTTACCATCAACGCAAAGAGTTATACAGTGGCTACTATACTATAAACGCACCTCTCAAATTTGCGCAAACACAAAAAACGCTTCTGAAAAATTTAATGACTTGATTAAGCGTCTGATTATTGACAAAAATTAAACCTATGATAAAATAAAAGTGGGACTACCAGACAGACCGTGAAGAGCGGGGTAGTTGTGCAAACTGTCAGCACGGGCGTGGAGACACGCCCACCTTTTTAGAAAGTGAGGTGTTGTGATGGATGTAAGTGCAGTTACACAGATAATTACAAGTGTAGGCTTTCCGATCTGTATGACGTTAATCTTGTGTTACTATATCAAGTACCAGACAGACGTTCATAAAGAGGAAACAAAAGAGTTGACAAATGCTATTAACTCACTGAGGGAAATGATATCAGAGATTAAAACAAAATTGGAAGATGAGGTGAAAGAATGACATATTATGAAGTTATCAAAAAAGCGTTATTTATGTTTTATCACCGTGATGAATATGCATATTTTTACGGTGCAAAAGGGCAAGTCCTAACCGATGAAGTGATGAACACTTTAATCAGCCTTGAACCAGCGTATTTCTCGAAGTATACAACGCAAGAGTTAGCCGCTTATAAAGCGTTCTCGCGTGGTAAAATTGGATATGATTGTAGCGGTTTTGTCTCCGCCGTTGTAGGTGTGCAAAATTACAGCACTGGACACTATCATGACGGAGCAGAAAAAACAACACCTCTTTTGGGTACTGAAGGAAATGGTTTGTACTCATCTTTTGGCGGCAAAGGTAGACATGTTGGAATTGACATTGGATATGGTTTCTTTTTACACATGCCAAAAGAGGGACACACAATCGAGTTAGGAAGAATTGCAGAGTATGAGTGGGAACACAGTTTTCATTTTGTAAATATTAACTATGAGGGGGCGAAAGCATGATAGACATAGACAAGATGGTGACAACATTATCAATTCCCGACGGTATGACCGTCGATGAAATGCGTCGTATCGTAGTAGATGTTTTAGATATGGCGAAAGCTTCAAATGAAGCTGAGAAAGCAATTGCAATAGAAAACGCAACACTGAAAACGGAAAATGACCGACTCAGCAAACAGAACTTGGAGCTGTTCAACCGTGTGACAACTTCCATTTCACCATCTGCAAAAACGAAGGATGATGACGATGACGAAAAAGAGGAAGTCACAACAGACGACATTTTAAGCTATTATAGCTAATGTATAGAAAGTGAGGTATAAAATTATGGCAAAAACAACAAAACCGCTGACAAGCGCACAGCGCGGAGTCAATCTTTTTAACGATGCAAGAAAAAATTCCTCAAACGAGTATATGCGCGCGACAGGTGAAGTTACCGTGGCGACTTCCATTAGTCATGCAATGACACCAATAGTCAAATATGCTCCATTCATGAATGAATTTTTACACTATGTTGTAAATAAGATTATCATTCAGTCCGTGGAATCTAAGATGTATACCAATCAGTATGAAATGTTGAAAAAGGAAGGTTTCCCACTTGGAACAGACCTTGAAATGAATTACGTCAATCCGGCTCTTGGACGCGACTATGACATTTCACTTGGCGCGACTCTGTTACAGGTGACAAAACCAGATGTAAAAACTTGCTATTTCAGACAGAACAGAAGGAGACAGTTTCCAGTAACAATCCCGCGTGAACTTATGGAAGGTGCTTTCACATCATGGGAACAGCTCGATAGTATGGTAACAGGCATGGTAGCAAGTCTTTACAGTGGTAATGAAATCGAGGAAGAACACCTTATCAAGAAGCTAATTCAGACTTCAGTTAAAAATAACGTTGTTGTAAAGAAGGAAATTGCATGGGATGATGCAGACCCAGCCGCTTCATCTGTCGGCTTTATCAAGACAATTCAGAAAATTGCACTTGATATTACACATGCTTCAAGTGACTTCAACAATTACCAGGCATATGCAACAGCACAGGGAATTGCAGACGCTACACCCGCTATCACATGGACACCATCTGACAGTTTATATCTGTTTATAAGAAGTGACGTTTTGGTTAACTGTAACGTTGAAACACTTGCGGGTGCTTTCAACATGAGCAAAGCGGAGTTAGTAGGACGTGTCACACCATTCCCTAACTTTGATTATCTTGATTTTACATCTGCAATTGATCCAGTAACAAAATATTGGAAAACTATCAAGGATGATCAAAACATTCTTGCAGTACTTGCAGATGTTAATACTTTCGAGTACCGCGACAACTTAAGTACAAGTGGTGACTTCTACAATGCCGCGGGAATGTATCAGAATCAGTACTTAAACGTTTGGCAGACATACGGCATTAGACCGTGGGGAAATGCTGTTGCAATTTGTAAACAGGCATAAATAAAGGGGGGATTTTATGACAACTGTATACTTGTTTGATTCGCCATTTGACGACAGCGGTAAGCATTTGTTAATCCCAACAGAAAGAAACGCTGAGGGGTTTTTAAAAGAACTTCTCAGCGTTCTTCCATATAAACGCTACGATAATGTAACGTGGGAAAGACAGGGTCAGACGTTTCGTTGTCCTGTTCGAGCAGATGAAATTAAACGCTATAACTACATGGCATATCAAAATGAATCAAGACTTGAATTTGCATATATCATTGATTATCAGTACGTAAACAATAAATTGACATATGTAAATACATCTGTTGACTACTGGGCTACCTACATCGACAGATTCACATTCCATCCATCACCAGTCATGAGACAACACCCCGCAAGTGACGGACTATTTGCAAACTTCTATCCCGAACCCACTCAAGTCGATAGGTGGGAAATTGCACGAACCGAATACGGCTTTTCAAAAGATGATGATGACGATTCAGTTTATCTCATGACCGCAAACAATACGGACACCTATGAAAATCGTTCAAGTGATTTCTACGCGGCAATCGCAAATTTTGCCATGGGTGATTATGGTCAAATAAGCAATTTCTTTTCATTGGTTTCTGTCAACCCTTGTGAATGTGGCGGCATAGTCCAGAGTAACACAAGTAAGCTTTCAAGAGCACAAGCGTTAGAAGTAGTTAAACGCTATGCAAAATGTGGCAGACAGGAAGATATTATCGGAGCTTATCACGTACCTAAATTTTTTGCTAGTGACATAAGCGGCGAAAATCTGGACAAAGTTGACAATCGAACAGGAGAGGTTGAGTTAGTACAATCTTTTCTTGAAAAACCTCTATGGAACAAGCTCTATACTTCACCTCAGTTTAACAAGCTTACAGTCAATTGCGGTGGAAGCGCCAAAGAATATGATTTTCGTTATTTTGATGAGTCTGCACTACTCGCCAAAAAATTTAAATTCAAGTGGGCGGCTAATCAATCACAGTTAGGCGGTGTTGTAATAACACCCCAACAGTACGGAAACGGGACAAACGGAGACTATTCGCTTGCAAGTAGTACGTGGGATAGTGTTCAATTATCGACTACACAGTTAAACAATAGTGGAGTTATGCGCGACTTTGGAAACTTTGGAGTTGCGTCAATCGGAAATCTGTTTTCACTTGACATTAAAGGTGAGCTACAAGCCGCGGAAACATTTGCGGAAAATCTCGGTGCAAAATTTGAAGAATCAGACCTTACAATTGGCAACCCAACAGGAACTATTGCAATGTATAATGCGCTTTTCCCTATGATATCTGTTGCATGGTACTATCCTTCTTTACAAGATATCAAAAAGTTTAACAACTATTTTTGCATGTACGGCTACAACTACAATGGCAGTCTTGCCGACATTGTAATTGATTCTTTACCAATTGTAAACTACGTACACACAAGCGGGGCAATCATCACCGCGGAAAATGCACCGCAAAACGCAATTGCATACATGGCAAACAGGCTTGATAACGGTGTCTGGTTTTGGCACGGTATCGGAAATTACAAACACACTGACAAGATTCTCGAAAATCATTTTCCAGAAAGTGAGGGCGGTTGATATGGCAACATATATTGGTGAAGCTTCAAAAGATGAAAACGGCAATCTTTGGGGCGGCAGAGACGGAGATCAAAACGGACTTGAAGTCCGCGTAACAGGTTGGTTTCCGCAAACTGGAGACGGTAGGCGTTGGGACTGGATTGCACGTATTCGCAACCGTCCAGACGTTGCCCGTGCGATTGCTACGCTTATGATAGAATCATGTGATAATCAAAATGTTGGGTATAATCAACATAGACGGGAGACTTTTACAAATGAATGTCGAAAAGTCGGGTGGAAACCTAAAGACGTTAAAGTACCGTGTGCAACTGACTGCTCTGCTTTAGTTGCATGTATATTAAATTGTCTCAACATTCTAGTAAGTACAAGTATGAATACATACAACGAACTAGAACAGCTTAAAAATACAGAGCTATTTGATATATTGTATGACAGTAAATACTTAACAACAGGCGACAACTTGCAAGTCGGTGACATTTTACACATGCCTGGACACACCGCTATAGTTGTGCAAAACTCAGAGTCAACACAACCAGTTCCAGAAGAAAAGAAAGAAGATGAGCAAGTAGGCGCACGAATGTGGATAAATTGGCAAGTTTTCGAGTCTGGTAAAGAATATTCTGACACTAGTGGTTGGTATATAAACGGAGATAAGGGTAGAGCATACGGGCGATATCAATTTGATTATCGTTATGGACTAGTGCCTTTTATGCAATTTTGTATACAGCACTATCCTACTCTTTTTAGTGGTTTTCAACCATATATTGATTTGGGTGTTGGCAATGAACAACTTGTCAGCAACAGCGGACTTAAACAACTGTTCATTGACTATACAAACAACCACTTGACAGAATTTTCAAAAATGCAAAACTGGGCAATGTTTAACAACTATTACAGTCTGATAAGAAGTGAAATACAAAAGCATTTGGGGTATGACGTTTCAAACGTTGGTGCTTATGCCGTGGGAACTGCCGCAAGTATTGCAATTCGTGATAGTGGATACTGGGACGCTGTAAAAGATATCTTCACAGGCACAACAGGAAAAGAGACAGAAAGTGATTGGATAAAATTGGTCATGGCACGTCAAAACGCTAAAACGGGTGCAAATGACGGCAATCGTTGGACAACTACACAGTACAACAGAGTATTTGCCGACATGCAAGCCCAAACGGGAGTTATCCAAATTGGCGAAGGTACAATTTCAGACTCAGACTCAAAAGCCCCCGTCAATCCGGCTGGTGGAAATGCTGGAAGCGCAACAGGTAGCGGCACGACTGAGGTTGTGCAACCAACAACACCGCCCCCACCAATAGGGGGAATTGATGCTAGAAGTATGTTTTGCCCGTATTGGTCTTTGAAATACTTTGCTAATGTTTTACCACTGAAAATTGATCGTTGACAATGACGGTCAATATGGTAAAATGAGGGTGGAAGGCTGAGGGCTGAGGGGGTGGGGGTGAGGGTGAAGGTGAATGATAAATATACCAATTTCCGTGTATAATTTAGAAAGTGAGGTGTTGTGATTTGAAAAGAAATACCAAAAATCAGAATACACAGACAGAAAACCTTTTAACTATCGGACTGTATTATACTTTTTTGCGTAGGATTGCTGTTGACGCGTGGACTTTTGAGGGGTTGCCATTTGATGACGATGACGTTTACCGACATGCAAATAACATCCTCAATGAAAATTTTGTACTTGGTAAGTTAGGGGGACTCTGGAAAGAAGATGGATTTTATGTTGTCGGAGATTGCACAACATCAAGTACTAAGACGTGGTATGGCGGTGCAACAAAGTATCAATGTAAGACGTTCGTGAATACGGTTAGTAAAGACTTGAGCGAAGTTGCTACATTGACGGCTAGCTTGTCACCTTACACAGACTATGACGTTGTATCTATTAACGGTTTATGTCGACACTATGCCGCGTTGCTTTACGAATGTGACAGGTGCATAAACGTGAATTTAAAAGCACAGAACACGCCCGCCATCTTAAATGCCCCAGATGGTCAAGAGCTGACGTTTGCCAATCTCTATGAGCAAATTGCGGGTCATAAACCTGTTGTCTATACAAGAGATATGTCACCGCTTAAAAGTCAGTATGATGATATACGCCAAATTGTATATCAGACACCCGCGCCATTTGTTGCGGGAAATGTGGAACAACTGAAATCTATGCTAATGTCGGACTTTATGTTTATGTTGGGTGTTAACGGACGAACACAGTCGAAAGTTGCACAGGTTTCAAGCCTTGAAGTGATGCAAGACGCGCCTACACTTATGGTTTTAAGAAATTCTTATGAGCAGGCAAGACAAAATTTCTGTGATCAATGCAACAAGAAATTCGGCTTGAATGTTAAGGCTACGTTTAATGACTCAAATATTGGTGATGTTGGACTGCTAGACCAATTTTCAGTTATGGACACCAATAGAGAGACAGTGAAGGAAGTTAAGAACAGCGGTTTAGAAGCTCAAGAAAGTGAGGGTGAGGATAATGACAATTCCAATGATTGATACTAATTTTTTGGATAATGATAAGTATTGGTATGATGTGGGGGCGGCTTATACGCTCCATGTATATGATATTTTGCAGAATGCTCAAGTCGGAAATGACAGGAAGTCTAATAAGAGCTTGTTTGATAATTATGATTTTGCGGCTTTTGGGCTTGACGTTTATCCGCTTTTCAGTGAGGATTTTAGAAAGCCAATTAACGACATGATAATTCGGCATTTTCTGGAGTGGGAAATTGGTTATGAGACAGACTTTTTGTTTCGTGAGCACATGAGAGGTGATATGGCGCGAATTATGCCCGAACTGAATTTAAAACTAAAGGCACGGTTTGAAGCTTACAACACGGAGAAAATGTTTGAGACGGAAAACAACGTAAGTGAGCATGTAAGCGATGACTGGCATAAATTTTTAGATACACCGCAAGGTCAAACAGATTTACTCGATGATAACTATTTGACAAATGTTTCAAAAAATCATGTTGATGATAGGACAACTCACCACGGCTCAAGCGGCAACGCGGCAACTAACGCACAGAGTTACACAACAGCGGTTTGGGATTTTGAGACAGAGATTTGTGATAGACTGAAACATAATTTTTTGGGGCTGTTTAGGTGATTGACGAAAGCGGAACTTGTGTTATAATGTGAGTAGAATTATGAAAGTGAGGTGTAACTATGGCGAATATACCTATTATCAATCCGCCTAACAAAGAGCATTTGGGCTTTTGTTGGCATCATCAATTTACGATTCCTTTGCTTTTTGATGATTGTTTGTCGCTTTTACAGAAAGTTTGCGCTTTGTGGGCGAAATTGAATGATGTTATTGACGCATTGAATGAATTTAATGACGAATTTAATGCGTGGGCAAAAAGTGTAGAAGAATCGTTAAAAGATTTGTATGCAAAGTATCAAGCCCTTGATACTAGAGTGACGAATATCGAAAATGAGTTACAGTCTATACAAACAGAATTGACCAATATCAAAAATGACATTTCGAATATCGAGCATCGTTTAGATAATGTAGAGAATAGAATTTCAAACGTTGAAAATGAAATTACAGATATTAAACAGTCAATTACAGATATAAACAACTCAATTACGCAAATTCAAGCTGACATGACCTCGTTAGAGGCTAGGGTGAAAAAGTTGGAAGATTTGTTGAAGAATCTTAACATCATTCCACCTCAGACAATCCTTGATTTAACCGACAATGATTCAGTCTGGGCGACCGTTTGGGGCGCATGGTGGGACTGGTTTTGCACAAATATTATTGACTTCGCAAGCGGTGACAGTAAATCAAACTGGGAATTATCCAACAATTTAAAATGGCATGACACAGTGACAAAACCGAAGCGAACTATTCAAATAGGCTATTTAGGTCAACCTGTTGCTCTTGTAAAGTTACCATTCATTGCGGTACGTAAAAGCGTTTGGACTTCTAAACCAACCATTGCACAAATAAATGCCGTTGCACCAAATTTCAAGGCTGATGCTTTATATCCCGCTAATGGTTTTTTCAACCTTACATTAACAAAAGAGTTTGGGTACACGATGGATGAAGTTAAGCTTATGACAAGTTACATTCCTTTTTTAACTAAAGACAGTACCATTGTTAAACTTGATAATAAGTGGGCATATACAAGTTTTGCTGTACAAGCTGATGTACGTTTACAAATTCCAAAAACTGGAACTAATGCAAAACTTGCAATTGTGCCACAAAGCATTACCTTAGCGGCTGTCCCAAATGCTGAAGATGTATCAATTGCAACAGCCTGGGATTTATATATTTATTGTATCGCTGAGAATGGTTAATTAGAAAGAGAGGTATTATATATGGATTTATTGAAATATTTAGAACCAATGAAGAATTTACCAGACAGGTTTTCCAATCTTGCGTTTTGGCGTGGGGTGAGAAAGCTGAGGGATGATGTTGTTAATGCGTTCGAGTATGTGGATAGTTGGGGGGAAAGCGTTGAGCATGATATATCATCATTACAGAAAACAAAGATTGTACGATATGCTAGTGAATACATTGATGATCTCCCCACTGTGAGCGTAGTTTACAATCTGGATGACCATTATTGGCGTGGAAACGTTGGCAATATTTCAATTGGAAAAGGAGATAATGATATTGTTATTCCTCTGGGGTTCACATTCAAGGCTTATAAAACAGATGGTACATTTGGTACTCACATTTTTTTACCTTTTGGAGATTGTGTTATTGATACCACACCTGCTAAGACTATTACATTGAGCAATATTCATAGCACCAATGTGACATATAATTTCAATAATGATCCGCTTATTGCGAAAGACATTTATATATACGGCTATGGCGTGAAGTTCGGTTCTTAATAAATACAGCCACCAAATGGTGGCTGTATTTTTTTGTTATTTGGTTGGGAATGCGATTTCCAGAAGATATCTAAGGGATGTTAAGACAAATGACATGCTTATAAGCTCTTTTGAAGTTTCAACCTTTTGGACTTCTTGAAAAAATGATGCAATCATTCGTTTTGTTGTTTTGTCCTTGCCATATTTGAGAAGTAATTCTCCGATTTCATCATACATCTGGTATTTCTGTTTTGTGGTTAATACATCCATGGTCAATCCTCACTTTCTTATAATGCTTCAACTGATACTATAATTTTAGTGTCGTCCGTTCTATATCTGAATTGTTCTCTAGCGTGTGATTCACTGAAGCCAAATATTGTATCATAGTCTGTTCTATCTAGCAACTTGTCATAGTATTCAATCAAATATAACTTCATCTTTATACCTCACTTTCTCCTGTTAATCTCTTGTGGATATCGTCACGAGTCACCCAGTATTCAATTGTCATATAATTTGTTGATCTTTTACCTCTATAAAAACATGGTCTTGTGCGAACTACGCCTTTTCCATACTTTCCATTATATGCGTGTACGGTTGAGCAACCTTCATTCATATAGCCTGGAACGTCTGCACATGTGACATAGTGCAAACCGCGTCTGTGACAATAATCACGGGTGTCATCCAATAATGCGTTCATTTCTGGTACGTTATCGATTGTGTTGCGCTTGTAAATTCCATAAAGATTCATATTTGCTCCATTTCTCACCGTCAAGCCGTTATGACAGCTATGATATTATTTTAATATGTTAAAGTTGGTCTACTATATCTACGTGATTCATGTAAGCCCATCGCGGGTTCAACATATGAACTCCATACACCATTGACGACATTTGACATTGATAATTGTAAATCTAAGTATTTGCGCATTGCATAAGATATTTCATTATCATAATATTTTGATATCATGTCGCGCATGAATTTGCGTGCTCTAGCTTCGTACGTATGCCCTGTTTTACACTTACTTAAGTCTAGTAACGTTCGCTTTAGTTCGCGGTGCGCTTTGAGATATACCTGTCTCTTTTTATCTAACATATCAAAGTCGATATTTGCAAGGGTTGCAAGGTTGACGTGATGCCATTCTGGATTGATAATTGCTTCATATCGTTTCCATGTTTCCGCGCACCACTTTTCACCGCAACAACGATTCCCTTGCCTGTCGGCTGGACAACAAAAACACTTGTTATTGTACATTTCTGTGATTGTCGGGAAACCGCCAAACATGCCATAAAAAGAAGTTTTTCTTAGATTCTTTGCATAATTGCAATCATTTCCCCACTGTTCCGCCATAGCTTTAGCTATTCCAGGAAAAGTCTTTGATCTTACTAATGCCCTTTGTTCTTTTGAAAGATTCCCAGCTTCTACATACCACTTCGCCATTGTTTTTCCAGACTTAAACTGGATTCTATCTGGAGTCTCTACAATTTTTGTTGGTGAAAGCATTGGCAAGCCCTTTAACCATAGACAAGTCCGCTTTTCGTAGGCATCCCCGTATTGATAAGGCTGTATAATTTGATCTGGTTTTCTCCATTGTGTACTCATTACACCAACAGGATTTTCAATTGCTATTCTGTCACAATCAGCATTTGCAATTCTCATAAAAAACTTGATAGCATCATTTCTATCTAACATCCTTTGAATTGCTTTATCTCCATACTTTTCATAATTAAACCATCTGTTACCCGTTACAGTCAAATATGTACATGGGGGAAATGCTATGATCATATCCCACTTACCAGAAATTTCATGCTCTACTCCATCAACAGTGCTAAAAATGCAATTTCCATTCAATAATAAAGTAACGTCTTTCTTGATGTGCCACTCCGGATGATTACCAGAACAGTCAAGTAAATCACAAGAATAAGCTTCATTCCCTAATTTTCTCAACTCAATTGTTACTCTCTGTGATTCTTCACATGCAACCAATACTTTCATTATTATTCCTTTCTTCAAGTCTTTCCTTGACGTCTTTGTTTTCTTTTCTCTTTCTAATTATATTATAGCAAATATCAGAATATAAACAATGATATAATTTAACCTCTTGTCAGAAGATTTATTGATCTTTTATAGTTCATAGTTTGTTAACAATTACAGCCGGATGATACCTGGACAACGCCTGGATAACGCCTGGATGTTTTCAACGCTTTCACACATTACCACTTTA